TTCTGAAGATATAATTGAGCGAAGCATAGCAAGAATACCGATGTATCAAGCACTCAATACCATTAAAATTGATACCAACGCCAAAACCGTGGCTATGATTGCCAATGAGATAAAGCTGTTGTAATACCGTCAAATTCCAATTTATCGAGTTTAATCAAAATTGAATATTTGCGTAAGGTAGCCTATCTGGAACTTTTTCTGGGTAGGCTTTATTTTTTTGCCTAATATACCCTTAAAAAATGGTTCTTTTTTCTCCGTATCTTGAAGGAGCGTGAAATAATATGACGAACGAAGAAAAAAATAAAATCATTGAACTGTCCCAACAGGGGCTTGGATACACAAAAATTGCAACGCAGGTGGGTTTGTCCCCAAACAGCGTAAAAACATTTTTAAGAAGGCAGAAGGAACATACTTCGTGCCGGTGTTTACAATGTGGGACGGAAATTACGAGTATGCCGCATAAAAAGGAAAAGAAGTTCTGCTCGGCTGTTTGCCGTATGCGTTGGTGGAACGAGCACCAAAAGCAAGTGAACAGAAAGGCATACTATACCTTGACGTGCGAATGCTGTGGCTCTACCTTTGTCACGTATGGGAATGCAAAGCAAAAATTCTGTTCTCGTAAGTGTTTTGCTAATTATCGGAGGAAAGAAAAATGATGGAAAATCAAGAGAATATTTTAAGATATACCTTGGCGGTAACAATGGCAGAATCGATGCTTGAAAAGGGTATTATTTCCAAGGACGATTATAATAAAATTGAACAGAAATTTTGCGAAAAATATTGTATCAATTTATCGTCTATATTCCGCAAAATCGCTGGATAATATTCTCTTTTAGAGGTAATATACACATACCAAAAAAGGAGGGTATTATGGCAAGAATTGTTCAAGTAATTCAACCTACGAAAAACATAGGAATTGAATATTTGAATGTTTGTGCGTATGCGAGAGTTTCAAGTGGAAAAGATGCAATGATGCATTCGCTTTCCGCGCAAATCAGCTATTACCAAACATACATTCAAAGAAAGCAAAACTGGCGTTTCCGTGGGGTATATGCGGACGAGGCAATTTCGGGGACGAAAGACAACCGTGAATGCTTTAATGCAATGCTTGAAGAGTGCCGAAAGGGGCATATTGATTTAATTGTTACGAAGTCAATTTCAAGATTTGCAAGAAACACGATTACGCTTTTGGAAACGATACGAGAGTTAAAGGATATAGGTGTTAACGTTTACTTTGAAGAACAGAACATCAACACCCTTTCGGCGGAAGGGGAAGTGCTTTTGACTTTGTTGGCATCCTACGCACAGGAAGAAGCTCGTTCGGCAAGCGAAAATCAAAAATGGAGAGTGCTGTTGAATTTCAAACAAGGTAAACCTTGGTGTTGCACTATGTTTGGATATCGTCACGAAAAGGGGAAGTTTTATATCGTCGAGCGTGAGGCAGAAATCATTCGATGGATTTATAAATCTTACCTTGAAGGGCGTGGAACGACAGCAATCTCTAATGACCTCGCCGCTTATGGGGAAGTTGGTAGGAAGGGGCATTTATTTTCAAAAGGTTCAGTTATGAAAATTCTTCGGAATTATGCTTATACGGGAAACTTGATACTTCAAACGACCTATCGAGAAAACTATATGACAAAGGTTCGTAAAAAGAATGAAGGTCAACTTCCAATGTACCAGGCAGAAGATACGCACGAGCCGATTATAGACCTTGCTACTTTTAAGGAAGTACAAGCAGAAATTGCTCGGCGGAAAGAAGAGTTTGCGCCAAAAAAAGAAAAGGGCAGGTATGCGTTCACGGGGTTAATCAAGTGCGAAAACTGCGGAAAGGGATTTAGGCGCAAGACGACGGCAACCAGAGTTGTTTGGATATGCTCGACCTTCAATACAAGGGGAAAGATGTATTGCCATGCAAAACAAATCCCCGAAGAAACGCTTGAGAAATTAACGGCGGATTTAGACCTTTCGACCGTAAAAGAAATCAGGGCGGCGGAAGGGAATAAACTAACCTTTGTTTTTAAAGACGGAAAGGAAGAAATACGGTATTGGAAAGACCGTTCGAGAAGTGAGTCTTGGACGGAAGAAAAACGGAAAAAAGCAAGTGAAGACGCATATAGGAGGGAATATAAATGCCGAAAGTTACAATAATACCAGCAACAAGAGATTTCCATACAGGAAACCTTAAAAACGATTTGAGAAAAAAGCGAGTGGCTGCCTATGCTCGTGTTTCCACGAATAGCGAAGAACAACAGACTTCCTATGAGGCGCAAGTAGATTATTATACCAAATACATCAAAAGCAGACCCGATTGGGAGTTTGTTGATGTTTATACAGATGAAGGTATAACCGCAACCAACACAAAAAAGCGTGAAGGCTTTAAGGAAATGGTGGAAAACGCCCTTGCGGGAAACATAGACCTAATCATCACAAAATCGGTCAGTCGATTTGCGAGAAATACGGTTGACAGCTTAACGACGATCCGTAAGTTGAAAGACAAGGGTATTGAAGTTTTCTTTGAAAAGGAAAATATTTATACCTTGGATAGCAAGGGGGAGTTGGTATTAACAATTATGAGTTCCCTTGCCCAGGAAGAAAGCAGAAGTATTTCGGAAAACGTAACTTGGGGCAGAAGAAAGCAATTCGCCGACGGGAATGTCTGCTTGCCCTATAAACATTTCCTTGGATATAAAAAGGGCGAAGACGGCAAACCAGAAGTTGTTCCTGCAGAGGCGGCGATTATACGATTGATTTATATGCTTTTCCTTGAAGGGAAAACGCCAGGGGCGATTGCGGATTACTTAACGGAACAAGGCTTTCCCACGCCGACAAATAAAAGTAAGGTGTGGCACTTGAAAACGGTAGAGAGTATTCTCACGAACGAAAAATACAAAGGTTCGGCAATTCTGCAAAAGAAGTACACCGTCAATTATTTGGAAAAGAAAATGGCGGTAAACGACGGGCAAGTTCCTAAATATTACATTGAAGAAAGCCACGAGGCGATTATCCCCCCTGGCGAGTTTGAAATGGTACAAGAAGAAATGAAACGCCGCAAAAGTTTATCGAGAAAATATAGTGGTTCAACCTTGTTTGCATCAAAGATTATTTGTGGAGATTGCGGTTCGTATTTTGGCGCAAAGGTGTGGCATTCAAATACAGAATACCGTCGAGTGATTTATCGATGTAATGAAAAATACGAGAAGAAAGGCGCACCCAGGTGTTCGACGAGCCATCTTTCCGAAGACGAAATTAAGAACGGTTTTGTACGAGCGTTGAATATTTTGATTAACGAAAAGCAAGTAGTGTTGGATGATTGCAGATTACTATTTGATACGCTGACGGAAACAACGGAATTGGATGCACAAATTGAAATGCAAATGGCAGAGCGAGAATATGCTATGGAAATTTTGAAGAAATGCGTTGAGGATAATGCGATAAAAGAGCAGAGTCAATTAGAATATTGGAAACGCTACGATGCCCTTGCGGAACGTTACGAGGCGGAAAAGAATAAACTTGAAAAACTCCTTGCTTTAAAAGAAGAACGCAAGCACAAGGCGGAATTGATAGGCGCGTTTATGTTTGAGTTAAGCGAAATGGACGGAATAATTGAGAATTTCGATGCTCGGCTTTGGTTTTTCACGGTTGAAAGAGTGGTTGTTACCGAAGGCAAGAAAATGACATTTGAAATGAGAAACGGTGCAAAAATTGCCGTGTGAGGATGCGTAAAAAAAGTAGGCGCAACCAAAAATAGAGAAAACTCCTGTTAAACGCAGGAGTCTTTTCTTTTATAAATCGTCAATAGAACTTTGGAACGGAAAGGAAGGTTCGATTGCATCCGTATCATCTTCGTCGTCTTCATCTGCATCGCCTTCATCGATTTCGTCAACATCTTCTGTGGTAATATCTTCCTTTTCCGTGTCATCATCGGGGTTGAAAGAGGGCGAATAGTGGTTTTCTTCGTCTTCATCATCCAAACCTTCTGCATCGTAGCCTTTTGCGTAGAGCATACCAATAGGTAATCGGAATAAGTCGCTTTTCTTCTTTCCGTTATAAATTATTACCATTGCTTCTGCATATCCAAGGGTGCCAGAACGTCTTTCCTTGGCGGTTCGCGCAATGGTTTTTATGGATACTGCGCCTAATTTTTCCTTAAAAATCTCGTCATCCAAACGGTCTCGGTAGGTATTGACAAGTTTTGCAACCGCCCTTAAAACATTTGCAGAAAGGGAATTAGAATCGCCTTCCCACGCCGCAATAACCAAACGAAGCGTGCGATTAAGGGTTTGATAACCATATTTAGTATAAATGGATTCCAATGATGAGATTGCACAAATAACGCCAGGAGCCTTTGTTAAACCGATGGTAAGGTTGTAAGATTCGACCAAATCTCGTATTAAGAGCTGTTGGTGGTTTCCCGCCTCAAGGTGCGCCATGAAGATTTCATAAGGGAGCAGGGGTTTAACGAATTTCTGCTGATTGGCAAAGATGTCGGCTTCGTTTTGATATTCGAGATCGTCATAAACCATGCACCATACAGGGGTTTCGCGAGAACCCGAAACACGTGCAATAATCTCGATGGTATGCTGTCCGTTGAAAACATAGTTAATTCCGTCACGCTTACTAACTTTTACGGGATTGATTTGGTTAAGGTCGAAGTTTTCTGCGGCCTTTTCAATATGAGCAATCGAAAGATTTCTTTGATAATCTTGGTTCGATACAAGGTCTTTAATGGGAATAAGTTCAAAATGAACTTGTGGCACGTACATACTATAATCACTCATTTTCTACTCTCCGATGCAAGGAAGTAAAGCACTTCCACTATTTTATTTTCTAATTCTTGTAAAACTCTCATCAATTTTGCCCTTGCCTCTGTGGACGTGAGGTCAATTTTTGTATTTGTTTTCATACGATTAATTGAACTTATCCACATAGGTATCGTTAAGGATAACTCGTTAAGAGAGGCGTCTGGGTCGAATTTAGGCATATCCTTGATGGAAGGCTTACTGACAACTGGTTGCGGGTTTGGCTGTGCGGAAGTTTCATCAAGCAGATACCTTGTCCGCTTATATTGGACGAAAGGAACGCTGTTCTCTTTGATACGTTGGTGTATTTTTTTCATTTCCGCAGGGGAGAGCTTTGAAATTGCGATAATGTTTTCGTGGGAAATTTTATATCTTCCTGACAAAATTTTATGGGCAAGGTCTGGCTCATGTGATTTGATAATATCGATTGCTTTCGTGAAAGTGGAATACTTATGTACCGTAGCGTGGGTGATATGGTTTTCATTGGCGATACGTTGTGCGGTTTTATGCCGAGAGGCACTTTCTACAACGTTGAAATCGGCAGGTAAATCATCTTCTGGGGGAATGGTATATTGATTGTTCCCCGTTGGGTTTTTGGATGCGTTGACGATTTTTTCCGACTCATACTGTCGACCGATTAAGTATCGACGGCTTTCATCTGACAAATTCCTGCGGCCGAGTTGATTTTTGCATATCCAAGCAATGGCTTCTTCTCGGCAAGAAAAGTCCATTTCCATCACTTCAAAAGGGATAGCGTTTTTGGAGCAGATTTCATAACGATTATGCCCGTCAACGATAATTCCATTCCAAGTAATGATAGGGTCTCGGCAACCATCTGCTTTAATATTTTCTTCTAATTGCACAAATTCCTTCCGTTTAAGTGGACGAATAATTGTTTTAAATTCCTCGTCGATTTTAAGAAGGCGGAGTTTCTTTTCCATCGGTCTTTAAGCCTCCAACTCGACTTTTTCGACGTTGTCAAACGCAAAAAGTGCGACTTTTTTTGCCTGATTTACTTCGCCTCGCAAACGATAACAAGTTGTTCTGTCTGTCCAACCCAAAGCCTTGAATAGCTGTTGGGTTAATGCAAAGCTGTAAATTTCATAGCTATTGTCTTTGCAAACGTGGCTATTGATGGTGATGCACCCAGGCTCTTCGTTGGGGATGCTGCGAACAGCAAGCATTCTGGTGTCGGGGTTGACAAGCAAATGAATATACTTGGGCGAACCGAGTTCCTGTAATAACGTTTTATAAAAACGCATTCTGTATTTTCGTGGGTCGATAGAAATAATTGCAGTAGACATAAAATGTCCTCCTTATTAAACAATGGATTGTTGAACCACCGCAGGAACGTTATCGGACGGTTGTTCGGAAGGCGGTTCGGGCGGAGGTGTAGCGGGTTTATTGGCTTCTTTAATAGAATAAACGGCGTAGCCTTCAAAAATGTTTATACGCATGGTTTGTTTATGCTCGTTCAAAGTCATACCGAACTGATTCTGCCAATTAGCAGGATAAATTGCGGTACGAGATGTTTTCGGCTTTTCGCCTTCTCTGACTGTGCGTTGATAAACTTCCGTAGCGGTTAAATCGAATACGAGTAAATATTCGCCGTTTGCGTGGATGAGTTTGCCGAGGATTTTATACTTATAATGCGGATTCCATCCCATCAAATCTACGATTTTTGCGAAGAAAATCTTGCAAGTAATAGAACGAGTTTTGCGCTTTCCGTTGGAAGGATTACACCAAGGGAAAGAGTCTCTTGCGCCTTCTTCGCAGGGGCGCAGAGCAAGAATTTTCTTTTCACGATTCACGAGAACCTGGGCGTAGTTTGCATTCGGGAATTTAGACAAACACGCTGCGTTCGCAAAGAATTTACATTCATTAAAGGTAATAGAGGGTTCTTTAAGGTGGGCGAAGAATTCACGTCTTACGACTTGGAAGTCGTCGAAGTCAAAGTCTTCACTCATATCAAGTAATTCATCCGTTTCCTTTAATTTAGGCGTTTGCTCGTCCGAAGACGGGGTAGGCAGATCGGCAGGGGAATCGTCCTGCACCTTTTCTAATAATCCTGCTAAAACATCTTTTTTTTCATTCATCTCATCCATTTCGTTTTACTCCTGTAATGAAACACCGCTTAATTCGGCGTGTATGTATTTTTTAAGTACGTCAAAGCCAGTCACATTGATACGTTTTCCCGTTTCATAGAGTTGACCTTGTAAGCGTAAATTCCAGTCTTGCTCGTTCTGGGTATCGAGCGTGTCAAGTGTTAATTCGTGCAAATAATAGTCCTTCCCAAATGAACTCGTCCACTCTTGAGGGATAGCTCGTATTCTTTTGCCAGCCGTGGTTAGCGGTTTGGCTTGTTCGCTCTGTTCGTCTGGCGTAGCTCGTTCAAGCATATGTGGATTAAGGAAAGCCTCCGAGTTCTGGGCATCGAAAATATAAACGAGTTCGTCGTCTTTTTCATAGATAGACCCGATTATTTTATAGCGACAGTCCGTATTCCAAGAAAACAATTCAAATAGTGTATCGTTGAACGCTGCCGAAGAGATATCTTTGGGAACATACTTCTTCATTGAGAGCTTGGAGCAATGAACGCCGTGGCGGTTATTTGCATCTGTGGCGCGAATTGCAAACTTCTTCTCAATAGGGTGGATAAGCAATTCAATATAATTTTTTGCGCCGAATTTACGGATGATTTCCGTGCTGAACTTGATTTTCTTACTGCCGAATGAAACAGAAGGTTTGCGGAAAGTATCGAAAAATTCCGAACGGGTAACTTCAAAACCACGCATATCAAAATCACCGGCAGAGAACTCGATTTTCAAATCTTCGTCTTTGCTTTGGGTAGGAACGCTTTCCGTGCCGTCAGCTTCGGTTATATAAACGCTTTGAGATGCGTTGATATAGTCGGTAAATTTGAAACCAGCCCAGCGTGGATTGATGGATACAAAACCTTTCAATTTACCTTCTTCGATTACTCGAAGTTCAGGCAAAAAAGCCTTATTCCTAAACTTTGCGTTGTCGAGCATATGCTGAACGGCGATAAAGTCATCTCTGGACACGATAGCCTCGTGGTGATTAAAATATCGGCTTTGCGGTCTTTTTCCGTAATTCTTTTTAGACTTGTGATCGTGGTAATCGGGGGTGTAGGTTTTTCTTGTCAATACATCCCCACAATGACGTTCATTTCTTAATATTTGAACCACGCCGTTTGCCGTCCATTTCACGTTTCCAAGATAGGACTTTCGTTCGAGGGCGTTCAATGCCTCGGCGATATGCTTTGTGGAATAGCCGTATAAATACATATAAAAGACCAGTTTAACGGTGGGGGCTTCGTCCTCATTAATGACGAGATTGCCTTCGGCATCGTGCGTGTAACCGAGCAGTTTCGGAGTAAGAGGGATACCGTTATCCAAACGCATACGAAGGGATGTTTCCATACTTCGACTGCGGGTATGAGATTCTTCTTCCGCCATTGTTGCTTGGAAGGTGAGAGCCAATTGCGCATCGTCATTCAAAGAGAAGATTGCTTCGGATTCAAAGAAAACGCCTACCCGACGTTTAAGGTGCGCAAGGCTACGGACAACGCCAATGAAGTCTTCCAGGTTTCTGGCGAAACGAGAGACGCTTTTCGTGATAATCATATCGAACTTACTTGCTTTGGCATCTTCAATCATCTGCATGAACTCTTGACGGTGTTCCTTATTCGTACCGCTTTTTCCTTCGTCGGCATAAATTTTTACAAGTGTCCAGTTAGGGTGCTGACGGACGAAATCTTCATAATACTTCTTCTGTAATTCAAAGGATGTTGTTTGGCGAATATCGTCAGTTGAAACACGAACGTAAATAGCAACACGCTGATGGATGTCATTATCATAGTAATCCGTTTCCTTTTCGGCGGGTATGTATTCGTAATTATCGGGGTCAATCCGTACTTGCATACGTTGACGGGTCTTCGCCTTCTTTTGGGCGAGGAGTTCTCTTTTTTCTATATCAATCATTTTGCGCTATTCCTTTTAGGGGTTCTTCGTTATCGTCGGGAAGGAGTTTCCAGTTCTCGGACGGGAAGAAGAAATCTTTGTCCGAAGTGTCACTACGATAATAGGTGGCAAGCGTGAAGATGTCTTCTGATGCGAAGTACATTCCAATAGGGTGGGGCAACGCTGCGAAATATCGTGCGAGTAAAGTGAGTTCCATCATATCCTTGGAAACGTTAGATACCTTTTGCGTAATGATAAGGTCAACCTTGCCTTCCATACAGTCGTTCAACAATCGACTCCATTCGGGGGCGGATTCCATATAGGGAGCAGTAGCACCTTCGTCGATATAAAATCCAACGAACGTCCACTTGGGATATTGTGCGAGGACATCCTCGTATTGCTTTTTATGGTAGTCGAGATAATTCTCGTACTTGGTTTGATTGAAGTAGCGAATATAAACTCCGACTTTGAATGGTTTTGCTGGGTTCGGCGTTTCGTGTCGAATCGTTTTTAACCACGCAGAATGTTTGGCAACTTTCTCACCGTGTTTTGTCGTTGGGATAAAAGACGAGCCTAACTGCGCCAACGGCGTGATCTCCGTTGTATGGGCGCAAGAAACCAAGCTGGTGTCATCCGCCTGCATTAATTCCGTTGAATTCTCTGTATTTTTACTCTCTTGCATATCTGCCTCCATTACATTTATATCAAGTATAAGGCATTTGGAAGAAATTGGAAATCGACCATAGGTTAAATCGTAAACCACGAGTTTATGTTTTTGGAAAAATTTTACAAAAAATAAGAGACAGCAGCGAACTGCTATCTCTTTTTGTCGTTTATTGGGATAATTTAATTGTTAGCTCGAAGGGTTTCTTTTAGATTTTTTACGAATTTAAGGATTGTTTCCATCTCTGTGGGGGAGCAATCGGATAATAAAGAAGCGAACTCTGTTTGATAAATGTCGTTTACCTGCGGAAGATCGGGACGGATGAGGCTGTCTGAGGAAATTTCCAAGGCTGTGCATATAGCGATGAGTGAGGTAACACGGAAATTTGCTTTACCGCGTTCAATATCGCTTATATTCGACACTCCAATTTTTGTTTCAAAGGCGAGGTCTTCTTGACTCATATTTTTTTCAAGACGAGCCGAACGAATGCGCTGACCTATAGCCTCCAAAATAATTTTTACATTGTCCATGGAATTGTCTCCTTTGCCTTTTGACTATGTTCTTGCATAAATTTTATCACTTTTTGACAAAGTAGTGAAATGCCAAATGACGAAACTTGGTCTTTTGGCTATAATATAAGTAAGAAAATTTTTAGTTTGGAGGACTAAATTATGATTTTTAACTATTTAACTATCGGTCAACGAGTGAGAGATGCGAGACGGAAGAAGCGTTTCTCACAGGCGGAACTTGCCCATCGGGTAGGCGTAACAACGTGCTACATAAGCTACATTGAAAGTGGCTATAAGTGTATGAGCTTGGAAACTCTGATTCGCGTTGCAAATGCATTAGAAGTAACAGCCGACGTTTTTTTGGCGGATTGTTTGGATAAGCATTTGGTTGCAAGCGAGGCAGAGTTTTCTTTGATTTTAGAGGACTGTTCCTTGTATGAAAGCCGTGTTATTCTCGATAATGCGCGAGAGTTAAAACGAATTTTGCGAGAAAATCTATTTACAAAATCAAACCGTGAATAAATTATAAACGCATTTTTTCATAACGGCAATCGACCGAAAGTTAAAATTTAGACCAACGGTAGAATTGGTTGCGTATATAATTTTTGGTTTCGATTATATGAAATTCCTTTTTTTGGTAAAAAGGGATTATTTTGTGCTACAATTTTTTTCCGCTTGAAGAGGGAGGTTGCGTATATGATTTTGGTTTTCGTTTATATGAAAATTACGGACGTGAAAAAACCCTCTTTTTTTATGCTATAATGTTTTGACCTTTGGAGGGATTAATATGAAATACTACGTAGTTGCGGATATCCATAGCTTTTATTCCGAACTGGAAACCGCTTTAAAAGAGAAGGGATTTTTTGAGGATACCGAGCCTCACAAGTTGATTATTTGCGGAGATCTGTTTGACCGTGGGGATGAGTCACTTAAGGTGCAGCAGTTTGTTATTGACCTTATGGAAAAGGATGAAGTCATTTTAATCAAAGGCAACCACGAGGATATGCTTTTGGAAATGGTGCGGAACGCAAATAGATGGTTTAATTTACCAGATATCGAGTATTCCCATCATTGGCATAACAGGGCTGTAAAGACGGTCTTGGATTTGACGGGACTTAACTATTTTGACCTTGATAACCCTACAAAAGTGGCAAAGGCAATAAAGGATACTCCTCTCTTTAAAAAGATTATTCCCGCAATGAAGGATTATTATGAGACCGAGCATTATATTTTTGTCCACGGATGGATTCCGTGCTATGAAATCGATACGCACGTGTTTCCTAAAGTTCTCGGCTATATGGACGACTGGCGAGAGGCGGCGGTTATGGAGTGGGACTATGCTCGTGGTTATAACGGTATGCTTGCGTGGTCGCAGGGGATTAAAGAGCCAAATAAAACCATTGTATGTGGGCATTGGCATTGTTCGTGGGGGCATTGCAATATTGACGGAAAAGGTACGGAATTTGGTAAAGATGCTGATTTTACACCGTTTTACGGGGAAGGTATAATTGCGATTGACACCTGCACAACGCTTTCACGAAAAGTAAACTGTATTGTTCTGGAGGATTGAAATGAGTGCGGATTTTGAACCGTTTGAAGAAGTGGACGGAGATGAAGAATATAAAAACCGTTGCCTATTTTCGGACATTTACTACGATAAATTTAATCAAGATGATGATGAATACGTTTTAACAAGAAGGGTGGCCGCATTTTTCGCCTCAAAGGAGAGAACTCGCTATCTGGGAATAATAAGCTATTTGTATTTCGCCAGCGTTTATGTCCCGTATTGCGATGACGGTAAAATCGCCACAGCGGATTTTAATGGAAAGGTGGGCGTTTGTTTTTATACTGTCCCCGACATAATTCCCGTTGATGTTGCAATGGAGTATCGGTGGGAACGCAAAGAGTTTAGAAAGTTTTTCCACTCGACGGATGCAACGTTATTTTTAATAAATTATGCGAGTGATTGCGTTGCGTTACCGTGCGATATTGTTAAGAAAATGTTTGCTATGATGGCATCCTTCACGGGGCGATATGACGTTGAAGGGTATTATGCGGAGTTATCCACAATAAAGCAAATGGTTATGCCAAGCGAGTATTTTAAGAAGAGACAGGAATACCGCATACTCCGTGAAAAGCAAATAGGCATTCCAAACTATACGTATGTTCGGCAAGGGTGGCGGTGGCTTTCTATTACAAAGGATGATGGAAGCAAAGACAAGGTTTCTATAACAGCGGTGGATAAAATTATACAATTGGAGGATGAAAAAAGTGACTAACAAATATAGTACGGAAGAAGTGGAAGTAGCAAGAAGCCTTTTTGCAGACCTTGATGAAGATAACGGGTATCACAGAAGGGATTTTATTGAGTTGGAAAAAAGGATTGACGCATTTATTGCGAGTCAAAGCAAAGCAGATTTAATAAGAATAATAAGTTGTTTAAAATATTCATCTGCATACATGGCTTATAAAGTGAGCATAAAGGACAAGGGGAAGTGGGATGTAAACATCACGACTTATAAAGGAAAAAAGGCGATGGCTTTACATACCTCATATCGAAGAATTCCTTCGTATATTGCGATGAGATTTAATTGGTATTTTTCGCCACATGAATATTTGTATAATGATTATTATGGGACGGCGGAATGCATTATTCTTAACCCTGCATCAGATTATGTGGTTTTACAACGTTCGTTGATTGAGCAGGTTTTCGGTGTATTGAATGAAATGGAAAAAGAGTATGATGAAAAAGATGAATGCGAAGATAAAACGGAACAACTGCTTGAAATTATGGCAAGCATTGATTTAGAAATGACAAAGCCGATAGTCTTTAATTATAAGCTGAAAAATGAAGAAACACACAATCTTTTCTTTGTTTGCGGATTGCCCGCAAAAGATGAAAAATCACTTCTATTTAAGGAACAAGGCAAAGGGTATGTTGAAATTCCGTTTATAGATGCTGTTCATATTCCAGAATTAACGGATTATTTTAATAATAATGATGGGCATTTTTTCTACGATAACATATAAAGGAGTTTCGATGATGAAAAAATATACGAAAGAAGAAATCAAAATAGCACAGGAAATTCTTGATGAAATCTTCGAGAATATTGAAGGTGGCCCCTTATTGGCGATTTTAGGGCAGAGAATTGCCAAGTACAAAGCAACGAAAGGGAATAAAGAATACTTGATGCTGATTAGTTGGCTGCGTTACGCTAAAGTTTTTTTGCCCTATCGTGATGTTTACATAAACGACAAAGGGGATTTTAGAAGAGAGCTGATGACAAATCATCACGGAGGTAAAATATCAGTATATGTTTTCTCTGGTACGGACGATATTCCCATAGATTATGCAATTGATAACAGTTGGTTTAGAAACTGTTCGGTTTCGCAGTTGATTACGGAAATTGAAGGCGCTGACTCCATTGTTTTGAATCCAACGTCTGATTATATAGAGTTTCCTATCGAGCTGTTGAGTCGAGTTTTCCCGTTGATGCAGCAGTTGGAAGAAAATATCGAGGTGGAAAAAAATAGGGAAGAGTTAAATTCTTTGATTAGTGGTGCAAATTTTGCAATCGGCGAGGCCCCCAAGTTTCGTATAAGATTAAAAGATGGAAGGGAATTCAAAGGAAGAATGTTGTATCTTTGTTTCAAAGAAGATGTCGAAATGATGGTAATCGAGGATGAGGAAAAGGGACGGATCGAAGTTCCCTTGTCTTTATATCGTACAAGAGAGGAAATAAAGGAATAAAATGAAAGTATTTTTTACGAGCGATTTGCATTTTGGACACGCAAACGTAATCCGTTTTGACGGACGTCCGTTTGAAACGGTGGAAGAGATGAATGAGGAACTTATTCGGCGGTGGAATGCAAAGGTTGACAAAGGCGATTTAGTTTATGTCCTTGGGGATATGATTTGGCGTATGCAAGACTGTGCCTCGGTCATTAGACGATTGAACGGGCAGATTATTCTTATCAAAGGTAATCACGATCGCTTTATTAAAAATGCGGGCGTTAAAAATATGCTGGCAGCGGTTAAGGATTACGATGATATTTGCGTTACGCTTGACGACGGAAGAAAAAAGCGGTGTATTTTATCACACTATTTTATTCCGATGTATATTGGGCATAGGTATAATGCTGTCCATTTGCACGGACATTCGCATAATACGGAAGAAGCTCGTGAGGAAGAACGTATTACGCAAGACTTAATCGAAAAAGGGTATACCTTACGAATTTATAACGTTGGGTGTATGCATTGGGATTATGCGCCTGTAACCCTTGACGAGATTTTAAGGCGGTATGGAGAGTATGAAGACAAGCGACAACAGAATAATGAGGAAGGAATTGACGAAGAATACGAAGGATAAATATTACGCTTTTTTCCTTGATGATTATGCTACAGTTTCTTTTGTGTCTGGGGGCAAGGTGTATTTTGGGACGATGGACGATTTCGCGCGGTTGTTGAAGGATAAGCGAAATGAGAAATTTATCGAGCCTTATGAAGAGTTCAAAAAGGGAAATCGAACAGTTGAGTGTGCTGTGGCGTATGGGAAATATAGATTTGCATACCCAGTCCACTTGCTTGACACCGCGACGGAAACGGTAGGTGCGGAAAGGTACGAACATACTAACATTTATGGGTTTCCTTATTACATTTTGTACGATAAAAAGGTCGAGACCAGGTATTTGATTAAGTATAAAAATATGTACTACGTGGCTTATCGGTTGCAGCTTGAAAATATGCGTTGTGAAGATACTTTGTCTAAATTAGGAGAGTGGAAAATAAGGTCGTTTTGGGGCTTTCCAAGTATGATTCAAAATATATCCAATAATCCCAAGAAGAGTATCCACGAAAATGTATTATTGGAGCTGACAGAGGCGTATCCCACGGAGGAAGAAGCGCGGGCGGTCTTTTCAATACAAAGGTCGCTTAATTATGAAGAATTTTATAATGATATTTTTGGAGACGGTTGATTATGGCAAGAGCGAAGTATTATACAAGGGAAAAATATAAATGGAAGAGTAAGGAAGGCTATCAAAGGGAAACGCTTCCAGATGGGCGGTTGTATGCCAACGGCACATATGCAAGCAAGATGACAGAGGAAAAACTGCCGAAGAGTTTTGTGTCTGTTTATTATTATAGGCAATGGTCGTTTATGCAAGCGAAGGGTGTTGTTGACGTTCGTTATTGCCCTGCGTATTGGAGTGGAAATCACATGTATAAAGACGATTATCTGCTCATCTCGTATAAGGAAAAGATAACCTGCAGAATGCCCGAAGCACGACGTATTCCCATTGATGAGTATCAGGGCTACGACATAATATTATTTGGTCGTTCAATTATAGATTTTATTGACGGCGTTGAGAAATATTCGCATTTGGATGTTTCCGCAATACGAAAAGAAATGCGTAGAAAAAGAATATGGTACGTGAGGAAGAACCCGTCGCACCAGGAATTATCCAATGACGAGATTGATTTTGAAACAAAGGTTTATTTCCTTGCCCGCGAGTTTGAAAGTTCGGATTTTTCTTTGGAACTTCAAAAAGAAGAATTTCTTAAATATTGCCACAACAAAAAGCTAACGCCTATGAATGACGAGTTCGTTTGCGGTAAAAATGCATTTGAGGTTGACGTGGTTTTGAATAAAATTAAGGAATGCAAGGAAAGCAGTCCCGATGATTATTTCATTGTCATATTTCCGTTAACGGAAGAGGACAGAGATGATTATAACAGGCGTAATAGTATTGAAATTGGTCTGGGAAGGCTCGGTATTGTAACCGAAACAATTTACATATGGAGACGAGAAAAATGAAGGAAAGTTTTGAAATTATTGCAAAAAAGTATAAAAAAATAGAAGAACTCCCGCGAGTTACAAGGCAGGAGTTTTGCGACAATATGGATGAGATTCTTGGAAAGGTTGACAAGGAAAAGGTGGCGTATTTAATAACCGATGAAGAACACGGTAATCTTGCTGTCTGTCCCGCCGAGTGGTTTGATATTCGTTTAGATGACGATTTTCAATTGATATTGATAAGCGCGGTTCGTTATTGTTTCCGTCGGGAAACTTATATGCCTTCCACGACGGTTGATTTTGTCCATCGGCATATCGATTGCGTTGACGATAAAACGCTCGTGGTTATGATCCGTGATATAGAGACGGAATTTTCTCATCAGCCTTTGTTTGGCACAATGCCAGAAAAGCCTCTGTGGGAAGGTTTTCTTAAATATTTGAAACAAGTGCAAGAAGAACGAAAAACAAAAGGTTAAACGGGGCAGGTATGCAATTAACAAAAGATGAAAACAGAAAATTGGTGGAAAAATATCCTTTCCTTAAACCCAAGAGTAGGTGGACGGGGAAGGTCCGTGAGGATTATGACTACGAAAGAACGGAATTAGACAATATGCCCGACGGGTGGCGTATTGCGTTTGGCGAAGAAATGTGCGCCGAATTAAAGGTGATAATCGAAAAGCACGGCGCAATGGAGGAGTATGCCATTCTTGATATAAAGGAAAAGTATGGCGAGCTTTGTTGGTATGATTACGGCTTGGCATCGGTTCAGGAATATTTTGATTGGGAGCATAAGTATCGCTTGAAATCAAGACGTACTTGCATACGCTGCGGAAATAAAGCCACAAAGATTTCAACGGGATGGATTAGTCCTTATTGCGACGAATGCGCCACCCATTTGAAGAGTATTCAATTTGTCGATTTGGAAGAGTTCTACAGCGTGAAAGACCATAAAATCGCAGAGGAACAATAATGAGTACAAGTTATTATTTTTACGTAGAAGTTAAAAATAACGGGAAATGGGTGTGTATAAATCCCATAGTAAAAGCCCCCAACGGCGAATATCAAATGGAGCCTTTGCTTTGGGGACAGTCGTATTTAAGAGAAACTTATGAAGATATGATTGAAACTTCGGGTTGCCATTGCGGAGTGCCGGAAGACGCATCCCAAGAAATTGTAGGAAGATTTCGACCGTTAGACGAAACGACCAAGGATTTTATTGGGAAAGAAATGACGTGGCGTGAGTATTATAAGCATTTCGTTCACGTTGTTAATTACGATGAAGCCGTCCGTAGCAGAATAAAAAAAGACCGTCCTTTCAAGTACCAAGGCTACGTCTATAAGCATCTAATTGCGGCGTTTGAGGTAGGTGAGGAGGACATCCATTATTGGTTGAGCAGGGACGAGTATGAGGCGATGTCTGAACAAGAACAGAAAGAATATGCTTGGTATGAATGGAACGATTATGACGGTGAGTATGGAATTTTATACGATATTTACACGATGGTTGAGAACCTGCTTGGGTGGTATCGACAAAATGCTCTGTTCAAGTCAAAGCAATATAATTACGAAGATTTTATTGCAAGTAATGTCCGTTTGATAATTTATATGTCGTGAGAATCATGGAAGAGATAGAAAAGAAGGAATTGCCAGAAATAGTAGAAAGCCACTATTGCTTATTGGAGTCAGCTGAATCGACGGGTGTTAAAAATAAGTTTGAATGGATGTGGCGTAAATATTATGTGGGGATGTATGGAACTCTCACAGTTTATAAATGCAAGGATTACCCCGATAAGCACATCTGCCTTCTTCAAGATTGGCAAGGTGAGTATTTGCGAACGGGACGAGGGGACTTAACCCACATAGACAATAAAATTATTATCCATACAAAAAATAGCATTTACACTTTCGTGATTTGTGAAAGAAAAACTCGCCGACCGAAGCCGACGAGCGATGTTCAATCTGTTGGTTCACAGGATAAATCCACAACGTAATCAATAGGTATTCGTGTTCCGTCCGAAAGGATGAGAGTTCTTTCGTAGGTATCGATTTTTTTGACAACGCAATCAATAGTTTTATACGAGCCACCTTCTTTTCGTTCATCCTTAATAAAGTAAGTAATGGAAACGACGGGCGAAAGATGTAGGTTGGCGGTTAGCTCTTGGAACGCAAGGTCGAGTTCGGCTTTGCGGTCTTCATCCATATCAATCCAAGCCTCGGTTCGGCGTATGGATTCATCTATGGATGCCTCAAAGCCTGTCAATGCGGCGAAAGGCGAGAATTGTGCTGCTCGGTCGTGCATTGACATTTGCGACCTTGTTTTAGAGACATGATGAGGTGAGTGGAGGATGCTTGCGTATTTTTCGTTCATGCTTTATGTCCTCCTATTTGGTGATTGCGTTCCTTGGTGGTTGCGCCATCTTCAAAGTTCATACCTTTGAGCATTGAATTTTTCCCGTATTTCTTTTGAATGGCAATTACGGTTTCTTGGCGTTTTCTTTCCTTCGCAAGAGCTGCTTGTTCTTCTTTCCGTTGAGCGCGTTCTGCTGCGTAGTCGGTAAAAAGGTCAAGTTGCTCGTATCCGCCACAAAGTTCTTCTTCTGCAACATCCTCATTTTTTATATGAGTGAAAGTGATATTAATTCTGCGTATCAGAAGGTCTTTGTCGATAATTCGGTCGTATAACCGAACGACGGCATCCATAAGTTGTTTGGTAGAAGAAGTGGGGCGTTTGAGGTTTTCCGTTCCGTGGGCATGTTTGGGGGTTTCCCTGCCGTAGCGGTCGATAGTCACTTCGCCATAATAATTCCTGCGGATTTTTTCATTTTTGAGATTATCCACATCATAGCCTATGGTCAGCACGACTTGGTTGGTGACCAGTTTTTTATCCACTAAATCAAGGACAAGAAGGTCTGTCATTTCACGAACGATAAGCCGTGCTTTTTCCGCCGTATAGGGGCAATGCAAAACCTGTCCAGACGAAATGCTGTTTGCGGAAGGAACGTAAGATTTAATGTCGGGTATTCCGCAAGGCTCCCAGCCCCAAGCGTGGTCAATAATGAGTTCAGCATTAATCCCAAATATTTTATAGAGTAAATCTTCGTTATATGAACCGCCGAGCTTGCCTTCGGAGCATAAGCAAACATCGCCTAAAGTATAAAGACCGTAGGCTTCGAGTTTATTTGCTATACCATTTCCAATGCGCCAAAAGTCAGTAAGGGGACGATGATCCCACAGCTTTTGACGGAAAGACATCTCGTCAAGTTCTGCAATACGCACGCCATTTTCGTCGGGGGGAATGTGTTTAGCTGTTATATCCATTGCAACTTTCGCCAAGAAAAGGTTTGTACCTATTCCGGCGGTGGCTGTTATTCCCGTTGTGTTTAGAACATCAAGAATAATTTTCATAGCAAGTTGCTGTGCGGTAAGTTTATAGGTGGAAAGGTAATCCGTTACATCCATAAAGACTTCGTCGATAGAATAGACGACGATGTCTTCTTCTGATACGTATTTTCGGTAAACCTCATTGACTTTTGTGCTTACTTGCATATATTTCGCCATTTGCGGCGGAGCAACTATGTAATCAAGTTGAAGGGAGGGGTTTGCCTTAATGTCGGGGTCGTGGAAGGATTTTCCTGTGAACGTGCGATTTGGCGCTTTGCGTTTACGGTCGTAGTTCACTTCACGGACTTTTTGTATGACTTCAAAAAGTCTTGACCTTCCGCCTATGCCATAAGATTTGAGCGAGGGGGAAACTGCCAAGCAAATCGTTTTTTCGGTATGGGATGCATCAGCAACGACCAAATTTGTCGTCAGCGGGTCAAGACCACGTTCGACGCATTCCACGGAGGCGTAAAAGGATTTAAGGTCAATAGCGATATAAATTCGTTGTTTTTCCATTGCAAGCCTCCTGTTTTAGTTTCATTATTATATCATAACAAAATTTATTCGTCAATCAATTACAAACAAATGTTCGCAAATAGAATTGCAAAAATCAATAAAAGGGGTAATCGACAAAAGTAGTGTTTATTCGACAAAAGTAGACAGGGAAATGGTTGCACAAAACCAAGACAGCAACGGTGGTTTTATGGTAAAATATTCTTGTAAACAAAAGAACCGACGATTAACGGTCGTCAGTTCTGCCAAGAATATAATCGAGTGAAACATCAAAATAATCAGAAAGGATTTCGAGAAGTTCAAGCGAAGGGAAGTAGCCTTTATGTATCCATCGGGAGATGTAACTTTTATCAAAAAAGCAATCTTGACTGACACGATAAAAGGTGACCGCTTTTTCATCGCATAACGCAATGAAACGGTCTTTGAAGGTAGTGGGTTCTTTTGCTTTGAAGAATGTTTCATCATCCGACGAGCCAAGAAGGTAGGCAAGTGAGATGTTGAAGAAGTCCGCAATTCTGATTAAGATGCGCGGAGTTGGAATAATTCCGTAGTTCAAAGCGTTTGACAAGGAGCTGTAATCAATGCCTATGAGTTTAGGCAGGTCAGACCGTTTATGGTCAGATTCAGCAACAAGGTCTGTAATCCGTGTTTGAAACTCGTTAGAAACAGCCATAAATTCCTCCTATAAGTTAGGTGCAGTTAAGCAAAACGCTACCTAATAATTATAGGATTTATTTAGGCGAAAACCGTTGCAGTAAACCTAAACACCAACGACTAAAAACCCCAGGAGGATTATTAATATGAAACGATTAACTAAAGAATGGCACAATCAATATTTACAGGTATTGGTTTGCGAATCTGTCCAGCAGCATTATGGGATGGAGGACATCAATGAAGAAACCTACGCAAAGCTCTATAAGAAAGCGAAGAAACGTTTTATAGAGCAAGAAAGTCAAAATCCCATTTATTATGATGCAAAAGCAGATTTGCGTAGATTGGACAGGGCGATATCGAGTAAAACGACAAGCCCTGATGAAAAGGAGCGTAAAAAGAAAGAACGCCTTACATTTATATATAACCACAAAGACGAACTTGAAAACGGTCCCAAGTGTGTATTTAACGAAGAAGAAGTAGGTAGAAGGTTTAACAGAAAACTGAAATCTATCGAATCGATTATTCGCACAATGCCTGAACCGTTCCTTGCAAAACGCTCCGATCCTAAGTATCTCGCTTTGGGTTACGGCACAAGAAAAGATATAACAGCAATGAAAAAATTCGCCGAAGTAACGATGGAAGTTTTATTGCAGGAGAGCGACGTTAACCGTTGCAAAAATGAAAGGGCAGCGGAACATCTTCCTGAAGAAGTAGAATTTGATTTGTTTACGGAAGCTATTCTTCTTTCTATGACGAAAGACGGGGACGACATTGTTTTGAAGTTCTTTGACAGAACAATGCGATTACATAAAGCAAAAATCATTGAGCAGGAAAAGGAAGAGATTCTTCCGTATGATGATGACAACCCTTGTACGACGTGGACTCGTGTTTTGGCTATTGAGCTTGAATGTGATAAATTAACCACGAAAT